GACACAAGTTCTAATGGGAATACGTGGACTGTTAACAACTTAAGTGTTGCAGCAGGTGCAGGTAACGATTCCCTCCGTGACTCCCCAACCAACGGCACGCAGACAGACACTGGAGCGGGCGGTGAGGTTGTTGGTAACTATGCGACGTTGAATCCGCTAAGCCCAGTTTCTGGGTTCACGCTCTCCAACGGCAATCTAGATGTTTCATTTACTTCTTATGACAGAGTAATTGTCGGAACATTTGGCATGATTTCTGGTAAGTGGTATTGGGAGTACACGCAAGGATCTAGCGGCACGAATCAAACGTATGGCATCCTTTCATCGACAGCAGCCTTGTCTGCTTTTGGTGGAGGCACTGGCGGTTACTGCGTACTACCCAAATTGTCTAGATTTTACGCAAACGGGTCTTTTAGTACTTACGGTAGTTCGCTTGCGAGTGGCGATATATTAGGAGTTGCATTTGATGCAGATACAGGGACTCTGACGTTCTACAAAAACGGTAGCAGCTTAGGTACTGCTTCATCGTCAATCCCAAGCGGCACTTACTTACCTTCTGTTGGTAATGCTGGCGCCGGAACCAGCACAGCCACAGCCAACTTCGGCCAACGTGCCTTTGCGTATACCGCACCAAGCGGCTACAAGGCGTTATGCACAGCAAACTTACCTGAGCCAACGATTGCGGATGGCAGTAAGTATTTTGATACGAAGCTATATACGGGCAATGGTTCAACCAAGACCATTACTGGTATTGACTTCTCGCCTGACTTTGTTTGGATTAAAGACCGTGCCTCTGCAATTGGTCATGCTATTTATGACAGCGTACGCGGTCCTCTCAAAGGTCTTTGCTCAAATAGCACAACAGCTGAACTTGTATCTATAGCGGGAAGAGATTTAACCGGATTTACTTCGGATGGTTTCACGCTAGGAAATACTTATCACTTAGGAACTAATACAAATGGTAATGCACATGTAGCCTGGGCGTGGGACGCCGGAACATCGACGGTAACTAACAACGACGGCAGCATTGCTTCACAAGTCAGAGCCAACCCAAGTGCTGGGTTTTCGATTGTCAAATGGAACAATGGTGGAGGTGGCGTCCAAAACGTCGGGCACGGATTGAATGCAACCCCAGAATTTTGGATTTTCAAACCTATAGATACAAGTGGGTCTTGGTTTGTGTATCACAAAAGTATTGGTACTGGCAAATATCTACGACTTGAAAGAACTGATGCACAAGTTGGAACCTTAACTTATTGGACTCCAACCGCCACAGCAATGAACATAGCAACCAATCTTGTTGTCGGTACTTCAAGCAATATGATCGCCTACTGCTTCGCACCTGTCGAAGGGTATAGCGCAATGGGTAGTTACACCGGCAACGGATCTGCTGATGGTCCGTTTGTGTTTACCGGGTTTAGACCAGCTTTTCTAATGATAAAGGCTACAACAACAAATACTTCTTGGTACATGCTGGACGAAAAAAGAGACGGGTATAACACCATTGTACCTGCCTTAATTGCAAACGGATCCAATGCCGAATCAAGCGTTAACCCCACTGGGGGCAAACTCGACTTCTTGAGCAACGGATTTAAACTGCGTGCATCCTCTGGTCTCAATGAAAGCGGTAATACTTACATATATGCCGCCTTCGCTTCTAATCCGTTCCAGGCCAATGGCGGGCTTGCTCGTTAAACTCAATTCATCACCTGCATCCTCATGGGTTACTACATCGGCGAACGTGCTTTACCTATGGACATTCCATGGGAGCACAACGACGTTCAATACCCTGCTAACTGGTTACGCCTAAGCAGTTCACAAGATCGTGCAGAACTAGGGATTACCTGGGGCGATGTAGCCGCATATTACGACCAAAAATTTTATTGGGGATTTGACGCTGACGGCAACCTGATTCCCAAGACCTATACAGACCTACAAGCCAACTGGGTTGCACAAACAAAGCGCACAGCGAACACGTTGCTCGCCCCATCTGATTGGCGCGTAATCAAAGCCAAAGAGCGTGGCACCACGATGAACGCTGATTGGAAGACTTGGCGTCAAACCATTCGTACTGAATGCGGTACCAAAATCACAGCAATTGAAGCTTGCGCGTCCATTGGTGACGTTTCACCCCATGCTGATCTGGCACGAGTGCAAGCGTTGGCTGAATATGTGACGGGATCTGAGTATCCTGTATGGACTGACGACCCAGACAACGCAGCAGAATGACCTTTACCGTTGGCGTGCTGGCTGGGGTTTTATTAACTGCCTTTGTCCTAGCTTTTAATCCAGACGACGACCTTTACGAGGATGAGTATGACCGCTAAACCCGATCCACTGATTCCCTGCAAGCCCGGAGCAGAAGATCTTGAAGCCATGAACAACCGCATTACGTGGATGGACATGCTTTACAAGCTTGAAGGTCGCGACAAGCCAGACCATCCAAAGCGTGGTCTTTACACCGGATTACATAAGCGTCATTTCTCAACGTTCCCTGGAACGGATGAAAGCTAACCCTTTAGATCACATCCAAAACTGTCCATTGACTGGGCCAGCTAATCTGGTCCAAGAAAACTCAGCCTCCTCTAATGATCAAAGCATTCGCAATTGCTGTTTCTGGTGTTCTCGCTGGTTCAGCTGCCTTGGCAGGCCCTTATGTCAACGTAGAGAATAACGGCGGTTATTCGGGCGGTGACTTCCTTGGTTCCGTAACTGATTTCCACGTTGGTTTTGAAGGCTCTGACGGTGCTTATGGGTACTACATGCAGGGTGGTCCAGCCTTGGTCAGCCCACAAAACGATGATTCTGAAATTGAATTGTCCGGCAAAATTGGCGGCAGCATTCAAGCAACAGAACAGTTTGGTGTTTATGGCGAGCTGAGCTTTATCACCGCAGAAGAAGACCCTTCTTTTGGCACTAAGCTCGGCGTGAAGTACGCCTTCTGAGCTAGTCTTTAAAGCAACCGCTACTGCCTCCTTGGTGCTCACACAGCAAGGGGGTTTTTTCTTGATTTTTTATCATGCAAAAAGTCTTCAATCTATTTGCGACTCTTGGATTCGTAATGTCAGCATCAATGCTTGTTGGATCGTTGCTGCTTTACACGCGCATTCCGTCATTGACGAAGTATTACATGAGTGAGCTAAAGCTTGAGTTGACCAAGCTAGTCACTGATGCGGTGCCTGGTCAGATTGATGAGGTGATGCCAGAACTGCCGGCTACAACTGGCCCGGCGATGCCTATCAAGCTTCCATGATTGATCAGGTAAACTCTCCTTCTCACTACACCCAAGGTCGTCTAGAAGCAATTGAAATTATTGAAGATGTGGTGGCTGGAGCTCCTGAACCAGTCGTTGGTTATTTGATGGGGCAAACGTTGAAATATCTGTTGCGTGCGTGGCATAAAGGCAATGCGTCACAAGACCTGCAAAAAGCTTCTTGGTATTTGAATCGTGCAATTTTGCGTCTAGATGCCTGAAATCCCCGAGATTGGTGTGGGGCGTGTTTACGTCCCAGAAATACCAACTTGGAGGAGCATTCCGCCGCAAAGCATTCCGCGAGAGCCACCGATCACGTCCATACCTGGATTTGGCTTTCCCGTTGCTGATGTTCCTGGCTGCGTTAAAACCAGAAATACGCAACCAGGAAACCAAAATGCCTATGACAACGACCCAAGGGGCAACTTCGTTATCTGTGATGGAACGATGCCGTCGTATGACGCATTGGACTTTACGCCTGGGACGTTGACGTATGGATCTGCCAAGCCGCCAGCAATTAAGGCACCAAAAGAAAAACCGGTTGACTCGAAACAACCGGCTGCGTCCCCTTCGCCAGCAGCCTCCCAACTGTCTGGCATCCCAAATGTAGGCGCGGAACTGCCATGTCCGCCACCCGATGCAATACCTATTGGCGCTAAAAATAAACTGCAAACGGCTGTGATCCTTGGTTATGAGCGAGTCGACGGAGAATGCCAAGCACAGCTCAAGCCGTTGGACATACCAGCGATTCTCGGCAACCATTTACCTGGCTCGCCTGTTGTGGTCACGACTGCGACGATTGCCGCTGTGGCTACCACCGCGGCAGTCCTAGCCAAGCCATTAGGCGATATTTTGCTGAAGACAATCAAACCAGCCGTCAAAAAGACGATCAAGAAGATTAAGGAGAAGCTGGGGAAGAAAGTTGTTGTTGAGTCGGCTTGGCAGCGCCGGAAGTTTCAACGGTCTTTAAAGAAGTAGGTATTGAATGGATGTGGGCCGGCAGAACACCTGGCGGATTAGTCAAGACAACATCAGCACAGATTTTGCTGTACGGGCTTTTGGGATGAAACATGACGCCTTCCTTCATGAGATTCGCACAGTTTTTAAGCCTTGCGATTTCGTAGTTCAGTCTTTTGTCTGCAAGTGTTGCGTCTAAAAGCGCCACTTGCTTTTCGGCGGCTTTGCGACAAGTTCTTACATGATGGCGATCCAGCGGTATCGAAATTGTGGCAGTAATGCCGCCGTTAATCGATAGGGTGGTTTTTTGTCCTGTTCTGACTGGTTTATAAAAAAGAATGTTGCCGGGATTATCCGGCCTGCCATCTGGAACGGGATTTCCTTCAGGGTCGAACGCACCAACAAGATCAAGCGTGTCGTAGACAGGTTCTCGGTAGTATTTTTCATATGGCTGCGCCCAGCCTGTTGTCGAGCTAATAAAAGGATTGATGTTTAGCGTTGCTCCTTGGCAGCTTATCCCTGAACCATATGTATTAGTAAATTGCCTGCTGGGTACTACCTGAACGGCTTGGTTCGTAACCGATCCAGAGCTATTTGCGACTGGGGCGGCAGTGCTTGAGACTTGAGCATTGACAGGCCCAGCGACAAGCAAAAGGGCTGCAATGACTCGTTTCATTGGCTAAAGGTGCTTGTCGTTTCAGTTAAAGATTCAATGTCTGTGTCTCTATTGATCAGAGTGTGGGTTGTGAGCCCTGGCCCTTGGAGTGTTTCTGAGAATTGGAACGCCTTGGACTCCTTAATAATGTTCCAAGCAGGTTTGCTAGCAGGGTCAAGACCAGTCCAACGACTAGAAACGCCATTAAGAGTATTTGTTGTTGAAGTTAGGCTAGCCGGAGCAATGGCTCCACCAACTGGGGCAATATTTGTTCCGGTTACGGTGTATTCATAACCTGTTCTGTACTCATAAGAGTTGATAACTTCAGTTACTTTTGTTTTGGTGCGTGTTGTTGAAGACAAAACACCTTGTGAGAAATTAGGGACAACGGGAACAGCTACCACCGGAGCAGCAGTTGCTAACAAGTCAAAAATTGCGTATAGAAC